TTTGGCAATGATAATGGCTTATTAAAAGAGACTTATATAAATAAACGTCAGGTAATATGTAAAAGTTGTTCATTAGAGTTTAGCAGTATTGATGTAAAGTGTTTTGAACATAATAAAGAAAGAGTATTGGTTCATTGCCCAAGATGCAAGACTGAAAATCTGATATTAAAAGTAAAAGTAATAAATAGCAATGAATAGTTAAATTTTAAAGGAGAGACTAAAATGGAAAAAATGTCAGTAACTCGTGGATTATCGGAATTAAAAACTATAACTAAACGTATCCAAGGAACTATATCTGGAACTAATTTTTTAGCAATAGCAAGAGGCGACAGTGATAAAACCTATGATAATCAAAACAAGAATCAGTTTACATCAGAAGTTAAATCATCGTTCGATAGCATAAATTCATTGATTGAGAGATGGCATAAGATAAAGATAGCTATTATAAAATCTAACTCTGAAACAGTAGTTGATTTTAATGGTGAAAAAATATCAGTATCGGCTTGTATTGAAAGAAAGAAAAGTATCGAGAGCAAAAGAACTTTAAGAGACATTTTAAAAGGCCAGTTAGTAAGTATTGATAAATGCGTTAAAGATGCCAATAAAAAGGTCGAAGAGTCACTTGAAAGAGTTTTACAGGCACAGAGTATCGGCGCAGATAAGAAATCGACAAGCCTTGATGAGTTTATTGGCCTTTATCGTAAAATGAATTGCTTTGATATATTTGATCCTATGAACATTAAAACAAAAGTAAAAGAAATAGAAGAAGAAATATCAAAGTTTGAATCAGAGATAGATTTTGTATTATCGGAAAGCAACGCCAAGACGTTTATTGAAATTTAAATAATATAAAATATTGCATATGCGAGAACGGCAACACTTATTCGCCTAGTGGCAGCGCATGTCACTCGCTGGATAGAAGCGTTGAGCAACGATAAAATGCTTAACAAAGTTCAAAGATAAATGCTTAAAGATAAAGTTTTAAAAATTAAGTTTTGTTGATTAAGGTTTAAAAATAAAAGATTAAATGTAGTTAAAATCCTTGATAAAACTTTATCCCGATGATAAGTTTGGGGCGCTATTCATACAAGGCTGCATGTGCAATATTTTATAATATATATAGGGGCGTAGCCTAGCGAAAAGGCATCCGCCTTTGGAGCGGACTAGGATGGTTTAACTCCATCCGCCCTTGTTTAAATGATAGCGGCTTAGAGTTTGCAGTATACCAAAAGCCGACTTAAAAATAATTAGGAACTGTGTACTTGGTGGGATTTGGCCCTCTTTGCGTGGTTCAACTCCACGACAAGTTATATTTATAATCTACGTTGGAGGCAATAATGGCAACCCCTTTAGATATTAGACTTAATAAGCTTCAAAAAGATATTATATCAGAAAACAAACCACTTCCAAGAGATTTAGATGATTTTATAATTAATCATTCCAACTTTCCAGTTAATTGTATTTTTGATATTAAAAAGATGTTTAAAGACATAGTTATTTTTTATCGCTCTATTAAGAAAAGAACTGAGCCTGATATTGTTATATGGACTTATGTTCGTAATACTATGCTTGAAGTATTTGATAAATATGGGATGAATACTGAAAAATACTATGGTATGATTAAACGTTCTCTTGGATATGATGCTTCAAGACCTGATGTTGACTGGCAAGCTGAAATGGGCAAAGCATCTGTTGAAGAAAGATTGGATAGACAAGAAGAGCGTAATCAGAATAAAATAGATTCACAAAAAACATTGTTTGCCGAAATACCACTTGATGAAGCCGGCGAATTAATGAAAAACCAAGTAAGACCTGATAATTATGTTACTTGGCCACTTACTCGCAAAAGAATGACTGAAGAAGAATTTTATGATATGCGCTATAAAGAATATATAGAGCAGTTTATGCTTAATAGTAGCGCAGATATGCCTTTGTTAAATGAAATGATAATGAGAGAGCTTCAGTTGCTTCGCTTTGATGATTATTTACAGAACCATCCCAATAGAGTAGTTGATAAATATCGCAATGAATGTTTTGAAATGCTTTGCAAAGCCCAAAAAACTCTTGGCATATCGAGAGAGCAGCGTGTTGAAAGCGAACAACAAATGCAAGATACTCTTGCTGATATGGTTGATACTTTTGAAAAATATATATCAAAACAAATAGATTTAGAATCAATATGCCAATATAGACAGTTACAAATGTTGGTACAAAAATATGAAAGAGGACAGGCAAGAGGAACTAATGAATTAACAACTCAGACATTTAAGGCGTTAACAAGGGGGCTTACGATAGAGGAGGCAAAAAAGATAATAGCAGAAAATAAAGAAACAATAGAAACATTGGAAAAAGAAGCAAGAGAATTAAGATTATAATATGGAGGCAAAGTATGGAGTGTCCAAAATGTAAAAAAGATATTACTAATGAAAACAAGGCCAAGTCTAAAATTTATTGTTTAAATGAATATCATTGCTTGACTTGCTACGAAGAAATCAAAGAAGAGTATTGGGCAAAGCAAGCAGAAAAAAAGCAGAAAAAAGATAGGCGGGTGTTTTAATAGTGGAGGCGGATTTTTTAGAAATAGCTAAGCAGACTAAATTACTTAATAAATTTAGATTACAGCTATTGAGATATGTTAATGAACATAGAAATACAACAGTAAACGGAGTTTGTGGAGGCATAGGACGAAAACAAAGCGTCGTATCGGTAAATCTTTGCAAAATGCATAAGGCAGGCATCCTTGAGCGCAGCGGAGATGGAACTAAGGGATACTATAGAATATCAAAGTCTTTTAGAGACGCTATAGGCCGTCTTTATGAATATTTACATATAGATTTTGATTATAAAGCCTCAAATGAAAATATAATTAATTAAGGAGAGATGATATGGGTTTTAAAATTGAAGTGAACAATGTTGATTTAGCAAAGCAGTTAAAAAGATGTTGCGAAATAATTCCTTCTTCCGGCCCCAGTCCAATATTAAATAATGTTTTATTAACATTTAATGACGATGGGCTTGGTCTTATTGTCACTGATCTTACTAATACTATAAGAACGAGGGTTTTATCTGCCGGCAAGCAAGAAGGCACACATTGTATTGCTATGGTTGATGCTAAAAAATTAATGGCAATGGTTGATGGATTTTCGGAAAAGCGCATTACTATTTTTTTTGATAGCAAAACTAATTTATTGCATTTATCATCTAATCGCCAGGAAATGAGTATTGCTTCGTTTGGTAATGCATGTGACTTCCCTTGCAATGATGCTAATTATGATTTTGAAGGAGATGGCATTCTTGCCCATGATAAAGTTCCTGTTGCAACTTTCCAAAATGCAATATCTCATATTGCATGGGCGCTTCCTTCAAATAAAGGCACAAGCGAATATAATTACTTGTTCTTTAGGGTTAAAGATGGTATATTTACTTGTTATGCATATACAGATGTTGGCATAACCAAATATAAAGTTGAAAATGTGTTTAAAGAACAGCCAAATTGTGAATTTGTGCTGCCTCCTAAAGCTTTATTAAAACTTGCTAAATATAAAAATGAAGAAAAAGAATTGATTCTTCTTGTTCATGACAATTTAGTTCGCATTGAATTAGACGAAGCAGAGTATACTATTAAAAGATCAGCAGTTAAAGGCATTGAATTTGAAACTCATATGCGTGGACTTCCGATGAACAAATGCAAAGTTGCTGTTAAGCTATTAAGTGACGCTATGAAAGCTTTAGCGCCTGTTGCAGATGATGTTGCTGCCAAGGTAAATTTATCAGTTGAAGACGACGAGATTACATGCAAAGCAAATCATGGCGGAACCTCTGCTGGATTAATAAGGATTAAAGCTAAAGACTGCTATGGAGACAATCTTAACGGTTGCTATAATCTTAAACAGATCGTTAAAGCTTTAGATGAAATAATAGCTCCAGAAGTTCAGTTATATTTTGATAGCGAAGTTAAATCTCCTAAAATGTTTATTGAAGCAAAGTATGTTGATGGCGCTGAAATGTCATTAGGATTACTTGCAGGGATAAATCCAATAAATAAAATTTAAGGGTTGGTGTAGTTAATGCCTATTGTTTCTCTATTTGCAAATCGCTCGGTCAAGATTAGTTGGGAAGAAAAAATGAAAATGCTTTTCATGGTCTGGTATTTCAGGCAATATCCAACTACTTTTATTAGAGCAATAATGGGCATTAAACTCGCTCCACATCAGCAGATATGTATAGATAAAGCCTGGCGCACTACCCATATGATATGGCAATTGTCTCGTGGCATGGCGAAGACATTTATGGGGGCAACTATGGATGGTGCGCTGTGCTGCCTTTATAGAAGCTATAAAGTACAATGTACTGCTGGCGGTAGCTTTAAACAAACAGAACAGACATTTGATTATCTTGAAAGCATTGTTAGAGGCGAGGTGCTTGGACAAGAAGAAAAGCATTTTGTTGATAAGTTATTGCCTAAAACTGGCAAAGTAGTAACTAAACAGCCTTCTAACTGGGTAAGTAAAATAGGAACATCAGTAATTCGTGGCTTGGCTATTAAGGGAAGCAACCGTGGATTTCGTGGCAATACACTTGAACTTGGTGAAGCTAATGATATTGAGAGAGAAGATGTTGATAAGATATTGCGCCCCTTTTTGAATGTTAAGCCTGATCCAATGAATCAAAATAGAAATAGAAAAACATTAGTTCCTCATATGCTTGACAGAAGAACTTTTGAAAATTTCTTGTTAATGTCAGGAACTATATCTTATGATTTTACTTATTATTATTCGATGATTAAAGAATATATAAATAAGATGGAATCTGGAGATCCTAAATATGGCTATCTTGAATTTAATTTTGAAGATAGTTTTATTGGAGAGCAGACAATAAATCCTGGAGAAAGGCCAACACTTGATCATGTTTTTTATGGAATGGACATTGACGAAATATTAGCTCCATTAAATGAAAATAACACAGCATATGAAAGCTGGCTTGCAGAACAAAAGAATGTTCCTATTGTAACTGAGGGCAAGTTCTTTCCACCACAGTTAATATTTACACAAGCATGGAAAAAGAAAGATGGCGAAGATGCTCAACTATGCCCAAGAATAAGATCAAATGGCATTTGTTTTATGGGTGTTGACCCTATGGCCGGATCAAAGAAAGGACAGAAAACGGAGACTAAAAATGCAGAATTTGCTATTACGATTATCGAATTATTTTCTAATTATGCAGGGGTTGTGCATTGCTTTGGTAAGACTGGCGTTGAGGCTGGCGAAGGCACAAGATTAATTCTTAATTATCTTGAGCAGTTTCCTAACATTGTATCAATTGACTTGGATATGCGCGGTGGCGGCACACCCGTGCGCGATAACTTAAGAAATGGATTATTTGGAAATATTCCTATTATAGATCCAACTGATCCTGACAATGAGCATTATACAAATACCAATACTGCAAAACCTCATAGACCAATACTTAGGCTTGTAGCGCCTACAGACGAATATAATACTATTGAAAATGAATTAATGCGTAATGCTCTAAGAATGGGACAATTGTTGATACCTTATACAGCACATGGACAATTTGATTATGATAGAGATTTAAAAATACCCCAGTATGCAGATATGACCGAAGCAGAGATTGAAAAACTATATAAAGAAATCCATACAATGAAGACACAGATGACATGTGTTGAAACTGAACCGACTCGTAATTATTTATCATTTTATGTGAGATCGGGACAGAAAGATAGATACTCAAGCATGTTATATGCATCAGCTGGCCTAAGAAGATATTTACTTGAGAATGCTAAAAAGACACAAACAAAAGTTCCAGGTATTGCATGGGGCTAGACTTGATTTATTATTTGTTTTATGATATAATTTAATTAGCCATGAATTATCATCTCCTTAAGAGCAGCTGTAAAAAAAACTGCTCTTTTTTTATTTTATTTAAAAAAATATTGACATTTAGAATAATATAATATAAGATTATCATTAGAGATATTTAGAATTGTTTAATTATTAATCATTATATCAATTTAAATGGAGTGCGAAATGGCAGAAGCAGTACAGGTCGAAACTATAAGGTCTAATGGGCAGAGAGAAATTGCAGTTGCAAGCACAACTGCCTATGAATATAAACCTGCTATTGGCTATTTGACAACATTAGAGAATTTTAACACCTACATCGATGGTTCAGGCTCTTTTTCTGAACCCTTGATGAAAGAATGCATATTGCTTTGTAATAAACTCTATTTAATGGGTGGCATAGCCGGCACTGCAATTGATATACATGTTGCTCTTGCTAATACTGCAATGGAAATTGAAACCGATAATGAAGAATTAAATGAATTAATGAAGAAAGTCCTTGCAAGAGTCAATATGGATAACAGCAAGACATTAATGGGCGCGAAGAATCTTAATAATGAAATGCTTATTGATCTTGTATTGAATGGAACGTGTTTTCCGTATATTAGTTGGAGGCAGTTAAAGCATAAGAATAAATCATATTTAGCTCCAACTGTTGTATCGCCTTTGAATCCATTAAATATTTATATCCAGCCTACTGCTGATTTTCTTGGTGAAATTGTTTCATATATGAATGGTTCGTATAATTATAGTGGAAGCAGAGATATAAATAAAACTAATACTGGTATAATGCAATTAAAGCCGGCTAATCTTAAAAGGATAGCGCGTAATGGCAGACAATATTTTTGGTGGGGCATTCCTTTATTAACAAGAGCTTTTGCTGCGCTTGCAGATAAAGAAAAACTTAAAAGACTTGATGATGCAACGACAAATGGATTAATACATTTAATTACAATATTCTCGCTCTATGATGAGAAAAATGGTGTTAATGCAGATAAAGAAACTTGCCAAGCATTTGTTGACGCGCTGAACAATCAACCTGGAAAAGCTAAATATTTGGCATGGGGCGGTCAGGTCAAAGATATAGTTGTTGGTCCTTCTAATGAAATACTTAAGATGACTGATAAATATAAAAACGCAGATAAAGATATTATTGATTCGTTGGGCGTTCCTTATTTTTTGATAAGTGGGTCTATGCAGGGCGGCACTGCCGGCGCTGATTTATCCACTAAACCTTTAAAGGCAATGATTGAGGGCGAACAATCTGTTATTGCAAGTTGGTGGGAATGGGCAACTCTTAGAACGGCGCAAGAAAATGATATGGATGTTAATCTTGTTAAAGTAAGATTTGCGGCAGTTGACTTAGAAGATGATGCGAAGCTGGTTGCTAAAGTTAATAATATGCGAGATAGGGGTCTGTTATCAGATACAAGCTCTGCATTGATGCTGAGAGTGTCTTCTAATTTAGAAGAGTATTTAGTTAATACCGAAAGAGAAAAGCAGGCCAGTGACGCTTCTTATAAGTTCGGTACGCCGCCTCCTGTACCGTTCCAAGGCGAAGCTGGCCTCGCCCCTGGGCAATCTTCTCCTTCTACTAAGCAGGGAGGCAATGGTAGGCCTAAAGCAAGTGACCCATCATCTAAGATAAAAGATGATAGCGTTAAACAGCAGGAAAGCAAAACTAATCGTAAAATTGGAATAAAAGCTGAATTATTAGAGTTAGCAAAAGAATTTAATGATTCATTATTTGATGAATTAAGCAAAGATGATTTAACTCGTGATGAGAAGTTGAATTTGCCTTTAAGCGTTATGATGAATCTTGGAGTTCATGCAGCTGCTCAGTATGAAATGGCAGATCGCTCTAAACGTGAACAAGTAGTTAAAGAATGCAATAAATATTCTCTTGCTGTTCAGACTGATTTGTTGGCAGAACAATTAGACAAAGAAAAAGCTTATGCTAAACTTGTGGAAGTAATTGAAAACATAGATAGGATGGTTGATAATGAAAATTGATTTTAAAAATTATGAAATTGTACGCTCTGATTTCATGTCATTACTTCCAATGATGGATATGGAAAAAACAGAGTATGAGCAGAGATTAATGACCCAGTTGCAATGGAATTTTGATGCTGTTGTCGGTTCATTTACTGTCGGGCATACTTTGCTTGAAGCAAATAAGCCTAATGCAAATAAAGACATGATTATGTCTGATAAACTAGATTGGTATGCGCGGGTAATGAAAGGACAGGCTTGCACCTGGCAGCACGATCAAGGTTTAATAATTGGAGCTATATTAAATTCTGATTATGTTGGCGATGTATTGGCTTGCAATACTAGATTTTGGGAATCTCGCGCTGAAGTTGCCGATATGGTAGCAATGGTTAGAGATAAATATAATAATAAAAATTTAAAGTTCTCCTTTGAAAACTTAGTTGCAAAGGTAGGCTGTTCTGAGTGTGGGAATGAATACCCTGCTATTGGCGAAGACGGAACTAAAGATCATTATTGTTCTCATCTGAAGGCTCGTTTCGAGCCTGGGTCAACAGTTGCTAGAATATTATTGGACTTTATTCCTATTGGCGAAGGCGTTGTAGACGTTCCAGCATATAAGGATAGCAAAGCATTAATCGCGGCCAACAAGTCCGACATTGAGCGTTTAGAGCGTTCGATTGAAAAATTAAATGCTTTATTGAACAAAATAACAAAGTAAGGAAGTGACTGTAATGGATGTCGAAAAAATAATTGCTTCCATCGAGGCTACTGCGAAAGCAATAGATGGAAAAGTTATTCTTGACGCTTCTACGGTTGATGAACTTAAAGCCACCGATGCGGCTAATAAAGAACTTATTGCTGCTGAACAGGCTAAGACCGCTGAAATAACTGCTCAATTGGAAGCTGTTAAAGCTCAGGTCAATGTTCTTGAAACCGAAAAAGTTGTTGCTGAGGCTAAGGTTTATGTTGCATCTACCGAAGCTGCAATGTTAGAAGCTAAATGCGATAAAGAGCGCAGGGACGCTAAACGTAAAAAAGAAATGGAAGACAAAGGTTTTGCTGATGCAGCTACTGTTGAAGCGGCCCTTTGCATGGATGAAGAGGATTATGCCAAATTTGTAGCATCGCTTGAAAAAGCTCGTGAACTTGGCAAAGCCCAGGCTGAGAAAACTATCGCTCAGAGGGAAGAAGAACTTGCTAAATCTGATTTAACGAAAGCTAAAGCAGACAAGTCAACTACTAATGAGATGGATCTTGGTCTTGGTGGAACAATAAAAGAAAAAATGGCTAAAATGGTAAGCGCAATTACAAACGAAATAAAAAAATAATCGAAAGGAAGAGGAACAATGAGATTACTTAATGAACCTAAATGCAGAAAAACCGCAGTTGCTGCTGAGGCAATAACTATCGGCAGACCTGTTTACATCAATACTGATGGAAAATTTGCTCACCCGAACAGCGATGCAACGGCCCTCAAAGCTGTTTACTTCGCTAATCGTCCTCCTGAATACTGTGTTAATTTTGATGGCTACTCGGCAACGATAGCTGCTGGCGAACTTATGGAAGGTATCAACGGATTTACCGCTCAGTTTGAAACTGGCGAAATATATCTTGCTGATACATTTGCATCTGTAGATAAAGGCACTGCTCTTGGCATAACTGCCTCTGGCAAAATTGCTAATAGCTCCGCTGCATCGAATACCGCTGGCTTGCTTCGCCTGATCAGCTTCACTGGCGACACCAATTCAGGTCTTATGGAAGCTATAGTTGATTTCAGAATATAATGATAAAGTAGTGAAAGGACGGAAGTAAGATGCCTAATTTTTTAACCAAAAAAGAACTTGCTAATATGGACAAAATAGTTGCCGCATATCAGCCGAAACTGGATGAAATGCTTGCAGCTGCTAAATCATTAACTGAACGCACTGACGCAGTTAATTTCTTCAAAAACGAATACATCGAAAAAAACCCTGAACTGATGGATCTCGCTTCGATATTTTTCGATGAAGGCACTGTAAACAACAACAGGCTGTATGTTGAACTCGGCTACGGCGGAACTGCATACATGATCGACCCTGGTGCAGAAGCTCCTCGCTCGCATGCATACACCACGGACGTATCCGTTAAACTTAACCGTTTCGGCTACCTCTCCGAAGTTGATGTTAATGCAGATCAGAGCCAGACGATTGTAAAACTCGTTAAAGATGCTTCTGAAATACGTTACAAAATATTCCTCAGAAAGTTCAAATACATATGGGATCTGATTGCTGCTACGATAGTAAACGGTTCGCCGGTTTACATCAGCGCGGCTACGGTTAATAAAACCAATCTGGATACCGTAATGAACACTATGATGGACGTTTCTGGTAGCGTTAAAGCGATAATTGGCCGTTACAGCCTCGTTACTCAGATCATGGGCTTCAGCGGCTGGTCAGAAGCAACATTGCGCGAAATAGAAACTGGCACTTTCGGTCAGTACAAAGGCGCAACGCTTGTTGGTATAAAAGACACCACGACCACTATAAAAGATGCTGCTGGCAACACATTCACGACTGCTCATATTCCTGCTAACCAGCTCGTCCTCGTTGGCGAAAAAGCTGGCTTCCACGGTCGTAAGGCTATGCAGACTATGACTCAGGATGAAGCTCGCACGGGCAGCAGACTCCAGAATACTTTCGAAGATTACGCTGCAATAATCGTAGATTCGAAGAAAATCGGCGTATATAATATTGCCTAGTTTCTTATAATACATAGTCCGATGGATTAATGTAATCGAAAGCCGCTGAGAATTTAATTCCGGCGGTTTTCGCTTTTAGGGTTGACATCAATATATTTTTGTGTTATTATAAAAATATAAAAACAAATTATTTTGGAGGCTGTTATGAAAACTTATAAAGACCCTTCTAAATCTAAAGAATCAAAATGGTTTCAGTTTAATCCACTTATTGCAAAGAACAACTTTGTTGGCATTGATCGCGAAGATGGTAAAACATCTATAACTCTTGAGCCTGGTGATATCGTGCAGTTAAGCCCAATGGAAATTTATGCAAATCAGGATAGACCTTGTTTTACTGACGGAATGATGACTGAAATACCTGAAAACAAAGTTAAAGATGCAGTTAAAAAACAGTTTAAGCCTGAAATATCAAGCGATGAAGATGTATGGGCTGCCTATGATGATGTTGAATATTTGAATCAGGCGAGTGTAATAAAAAGCCGTGGCGTTTTAAGAACCTTACTTGATAAAGCTAAAAAACAAGACAGAGGGTATAAATGCATATCTGGCATGGAAAAACTTATTGAAACTGCGCCTGGAATTTAGGTGATAAAGATGGATAAGAAGTGGATTGAGAAAGATGAGAAATTAAATAAAACTTACAATGAGATGAAGGAAAAAAATAGTCAATTTGGCGAAAAGTTTCCTACTTATAATAAGTTTTGTGAAGAAGTAAGCCCAAGCTATAAAGCGATTATTGAACAGGAAAGCAAATCATCGGAGGCGGCGAATAAAGATGGCAAATCATCAGAACCAGAAAAATCGGCAACAGGCGATGGTAGCAAAACCAAATAAAAAGATAAAGCTTCTTTGGGTATCGGACTATAATGTTCCGACTGGATATGGGGAAGTAAGTGAAAACATACTTCATCGCCTTGATCCTAATAAATATGATATACAAGTTTTAGCATGTAATTATACCGGCATTAGTCCAATACATCCTTCTAGGTTTCCTGTATGGGGATGTCATTCAGCATATGCATTAAATGAGATAGAGACTGTATTTAATGAAGTTAAGCCTGATATTTTATTTACATTGAATGACGGATATGTTATGCCGATGTATTATAAACTATTAGGTAAAAAACTTGATAAATGCAAATGGATTAGCTATGTTGTTTTTGATGGAACTCCTCTGGATTATTGGCCCGCTGCTTTAAAACATATTGATGCAGTTTTAGTTCCTAACCAGTGGCAGAAAGATATGTTATTGCAGTTAGGCATCAATACAACTGTTATTTCTCATGGCGTTGATACTGATGTATTTAAGCCATTATCAAGCGATGTTGTAAGGCAATATAAAGAGAATACTTTGGGTAAAGACAATGCTGATAAGTTCATATTTGGCATGGTTGCTAAGAATTTCTCGCGCAAGAGATATTCAGAATTGATACACGCATTTAAAATATTCAAATATGATATGGGTTTGAAATTTGAAAGAGAGCCTATGCTTGTAATGATGCCAAGCGGAAAAGATCCACTACAGGTTGATTTACCTACTGTATGTATGCGCGTGGGATTAAAACAGTTCGATACTGCTATTATTAAAGCGCCAGATGACAGAGGATTAACAAGAGAAGAAATGAATTATATTTATAATAGCTTCGATGTTAATTGTCTTATCTCAGTTGGCGAGGGATATGGACTGCCTATAATTAATGCAGCCGCTTGTGGAAAAGCAACAGTAGCAATAAATAATACTGTTATGCCATATCATGCTAAAGATATACCTATGTATCTCGCTGAGCCTCTTGCACAGCCCACTTTCTTTGAGAAGAATAATAATATTATTACATATCTTCCAGATGTAGTTAAATTGGCAGAAACATTAAAAAAAGCATATCTTGAAACAATGGAAAAAGGCATAGCAGATTCAAATAAGAAAAGGTCATTAGAGGCAGCTAAAAAATATAATTGGAACGACTTGGTTCCTAAATTTGATCATGTAATGACTATGCTTTCAGGCGTTGACAAGAGTGCGGTGATATTATGATTAATGGCGTTTTGTGGGTATATGGTCATAACGAGCATTCTGGATATGCAAGAAACTCTAGAGAATTTATAAGAGCGCTTAATCGTAATGGTATTCCAACTAAGTTTTGGAATTGGAATGCCTCAAAGGATTACCCTGAATATGATTTAATGCATCAATATGAGGCCGAGGAAGGATTTCCTTATGATATTGTAATACATAATGTTGTCCCAAGTTCGTTCAGAAGAGTTAGCAATAAAAAAAACATATTAATGACAGTCGCAGAAACAGATTCAGTGTCTAAAGAATGGGTTGATGCATGCAATACTGCGGACGAAGTATGGACTGTTAGTTATTATAGCCAGGCTGCATTTATACATTCTGGAGTTACTGTTCCAGTAAGACGAGTACTAATGCCATTAGACATTAATGCGATTCGCAGCGCCGATTCAATGCAGAATGTTGGGTTGAGACAAAGACTGATGGACTTTAGAAACGATTGTGGATTCATTTTCTTTGCAAATAGCGAATGGACTCCTCGTAAGGGATGGGACATTTTACTTGAAGCTTTCTGCGGAGTCTTTGCTTCATATGAAGACATAGGACTTCTTATTAAGACATGTTGCTTTTCTGATTGCGATAGCACGACTTCAATAATTAAGCAAATACACATGGCAAAGGCCAAGCATAAAGCTCAATGCAAAATTATACTTGTTAATGATGTGATGGATATAAGAGATGTTTGGCATATGTATAAATATGCAAATGCTTTTGTTTTGCCATCAAGAGGAGAAGGCTGTGGTATTCCATATATGGAAGCTATGGCATGCGGCCTACCTGTTGTTTGCCCTTCTCGTGGCGGCCAGATGGATTATGTAAATGATAATATTGCAACATCTGTTAATTCTATATTGGTTCCTGCCCATAGATTTCCACATAATCCTAATTACGATGAAAGCATGCTATGGATTAAAACTGACGTTGACGATTTAGCAAATAAAATGATGAATCTTGTTGTAAACCAAAGGCAAGATAAATGGCAAATAGGCGCTGATTTATTTGAGTCTCAGTGCGGTTTTGATGGCCAAGCTATAAAAGATTTTATTGAGTTAATAAAGACGGTGATTAAATGAAAATAATTATATATGGAAAGGTATATGCTCCTGTTTCGTTCTCTAATGTAATATTGCATATGGCTTATTATTTAAAAAAAAGAGGTCACGAAGTTGTTTTAAAATCAACAGAAATATTAAATGAGCCTGAATCAGATTTAATTAATAAATATATGTCGCATTTTAAAGACGCTAAAGACATATTAAATAATTCTTTATATGACAAGCAAAACGATTTTGATGTTGCCTTATATTTTTTAGTAGATCCCGCTATTCATTCTCCAAATAAACAAATTAGAGCAAAGAAGCATGTATTTTATACAGTATGGTCGCATCAAAACTATCCGTTAGAATGGGCCAGAGCATTAAATAAATTTGACGAAGTGTGGACTCCATCTCATGCAAATGCTGATGCAATAAATAATACTCAGCTTTGTGAGAAAAAAATAACTGTTGTCCCACATGGATATGAACCTTCGATTTTTAACCATCATGGGAAAACAAAGAATGATACATTTAAAATAGGCATGTGCAATTCTATTTGTAATTTTAAAGGCGCTAATACCGCCTTAGAAGCGTTTTTTAAAGCCTTTGATTCCAGTGATACTGTGGAACTATGGCTACAGTCTACTAATAGCGTAAGAAATAACCATGGAGATAGACACGGCCTATATTATCAAGAGTATATAGGGGCAATTAATAGTTATCCAGAAAAACAGTTAAAAACTTTTTATTATCAAAAAGATTGTAATATTTCTCAAATGGCAGAATTTTATAAGTCATGTGATTTAATATTGTCCCCACATCGTGGTGATGGATTTGGATTGGTTCCTCTTGAAGCGCTTGCCTGTGGAGTTCCAGTTATTGTTTCTGAATATCATGGGCCATTAGACTATATTACATCAAATTATCCGTTTTGGTTAAGTGGAGAAATGGATTGGACAAATAAAGCAAGCGGTAGACACCATTTTCCTGATGGCGGAAGCGACTTTGAAGTATATAAATATTTTAATCCAAGTGTAGATCATTTAAGAGATTTGATGATAGAAGCATATAAGGATTGGATGAGAAAAAGCGTTTTAGACTGTAAACAGTACTTCAAGGGATATACTTGGGATATGGTAGTAGATTTAACTGAAAGCTTGGTGAGATAATGGAAGAAATATTTGAAAATATATTTCTTAAAAAAGGATGGCTTGCGGAAGGAACCGTATCTGGGCTAGGATCAACTATAAAAGCTACTGAAGAAGTTAGAGCATTTTTTGAAGGACAAGATCTTAGCAATATAATCTTTTGTGATATTCCCTGCGGAGACATGAATTGGATGAAACATATTTATAATAAATTTAAATTTTACTATGGATTAGATATTGTAAAGCCTATTATAGCCAATAATACTCTCAGCTATGCTAATTCTAAATCTAAATTTATACATGGAGATATTTGTTCTTTTGATTTTACTTCTTTAAATGTTAATTGGATTTTTACTCGTGACTGCCTTGTGCATCTATCCCTGAAAGATATAAAAACTGCTCTAAATAATATTTGTGAATCTAAAGCCGAAAAGATATTTATTACTCATTTTACGGGAGATAGAAATTTTTATGATATCTCTACAGGGCAATGGAGACCAATTAACTTTTGCAAATCTCCTTTTAATTTTGATGAGCCTATAATGTTAATTAGCGAAAATTGCAAGGAAAATGGTGGCGCATTTAGCGATAAATCAATAGGAGTTTGGGGCATAGACCAAATAAGAAAAGCGTTGCAAAGCATGAAATAATAATATATAATAAAATAAAAACTTTGTGGAGGATATAATGGATTTTCTCAAAAATGTAAAAAATTTTGCTATAGTGGCTGCTTCAAGTAATTTTAATTGGATAGTAGATAATAGAAATTTAATATCTAATGTTGCTAAGGTTATTGTATTAACGATGCCAGCTCTTCAAAAAGAACTTAAGAAGCAATATCGCGGCTCTGATATTTATTTTAAATATATAGATGAAATGGCAGAGGCAGCACAAATATGTGATTGTGTTATGTTTGTAAATGTAACAAAAGATGTTGAAAAAGAGTATCTTCGTTTGGCCAAGAAATACAACATGCTTAAATATGTTGTTGCTCCAAAAGGGGCTGATTATAATAATCTTATTGTGGGTCGCCCTATAGTCAATGGTTGCGAATATGAAATGTTTGACGTAAATTTGCCGCCAGCAATAAGAGAAGAACCGATAGAATATCGAGTAAAAGCAACGCCTTCAACTAACGAAGTGATTGCGCCTATTTCCGAAGTTACTATTGTTGCCCCTATTATAGAAGAACCAAAAAAGGAAGAGCCTAAAGAAGAAATAAAATCTAAAAAACCCTTTGGAAGAGGGCGTAAATAGTGTTTAATAAATATTGCAATATGGGAGCCTATATTCCGGCTCCCAATTTATCTAATGGATTTCATGGAATATTATTTCAATATATAAAAAAGCACTATGTTGTCGGCAATTCAATTCTTTTGATAGCCGAAAATCATGCTGTTAATCCTATTTTTGAAAAATATTTTAATGATATAAAAATAGATAACAACGAATATGGTGGTAAAATAGGAGAGCAATACGTTGATTTAAATATTAAACAGAACTAGCAACCTAAATATGATTTTGTATTTAGCCAGGCATTATTAGAACATGTATGTCGTCCGTGCGTTGCATTGGAAAATATGGCAGACGCAACTAAACAAAATGGACATATTATATTACACACTCAGAATCCGCAAATGGGATATCATGCTTTTCCTGTTGATTGTTTGCGATTTTGGAAAGATTGGTTTGTAGAAATGCAAAAATACTTACCTCTTAAATTAGAGGAATGGAATGAATGTGGACCACATCTATTTTGTATGTATGAGAGGATATAATGGCAAATATTGCGGTTATAATGTGTTATTGCGGAAGAAATGAGAGATGGCTATATCAGGCGATATGCTCTTTAAAATCAGAAAGACATAATGTAGATGTTTATTTACATTTAGATGGATGCAATAAACCAGTCTCTTTTATATTTGCAGACAATATTAAAGTAGTTCAATCTCCTTCTCGTTTGGGCTATGCGAATGGTATTAATAAGTGCGTTCTTGCCATTGCTCAATCTGGAAAACAGTATGACTACATTGCCCGCATGGATGATGATGATGTTAGTACAGATGATAGATTAGATAAACAAGTGGCGTTTCTTGAGCATAATCAACATGTTGATTTTTGTGGTTGTTTATTAACAGTAATTAATACTGCCGGCATAATAACAGATAATACATGGATGGCTCAAGCCAATAATGGAGTTGATTGGCCTACTCGCTTCTTGCAGGGTGGCTGCTATATAGCAAATGGAACTGTTATGTTTAGAGCAAATATATTATACGAAGGGCATCTTTGGTATAATCCTTTATATCTTGTGATCGAAGACTATGAATTATGGTTTAGATTATTCAGGCAAGGTTATAAATATGATGTTGTCCCTGAACGGCTATATTTATACAGAGTTCATGATGGGCAAGAAACCCAAAGGCATTCAGAGCATGGTAAAAAAATGGCTATGGCAAATGAAATACATCAATTTTATGTAAAGAATTGGAGCAAGTTTTTAATTAAATGAACAAAGAGCAAGATGAACGCAATATCATAAATTCATTCATAAGACAGAATCAAGCTGAAGATAATACGCCATTTAGCTATGGCAAGATTCTTCATCATCTTGATACTTTATATGAAATGAAACATTGTCCATTCAGCGTTGTTCCAATAACAGTTGAGTTGCATTTAACTAATAAATGCTCTCATAATTGTTTATTTTGTATGTATAAGAAAGAGATTAGAGAAAGCGATATATGTTCCGCAGAAATTCCATTTAATATAGCTAAATCTATAATAAGTGATTCAGCGCGAATGGGAGTAAAGGCAATAACATACAGCGGCGGAGGAGAGCCAACAATACATCCACAGTTTAAAGATATATCAGAAATAGGCAATTGTTATGATATAGACCAAGGATTAATAACTAATGGCTCTATGTTGCATCGTCAGGATATATGTGAGCATATTATTAATAATTTTAAATGGGTTCGTATATCTGTTGATGCTGGTTCAGATGTTATATATAAAACAATGCATGGGAACCATTGCGTTTTAAATAAAACAATTGAAGGAATTAAACAGCTTTCTAAATTAAACAATAGAAAGGTTAAAATAGGTGTTTCGTTCTTATTGACATCACTTAATTATTATGATATGATTAAATTATATGATACTTTGGCAGATACTGGCATTAATTACTTGCAAATTAAACCAATGATCATGAACGAGGGACTTAAGAATCATTATAATAACTATATCACTGGTTTAATGGTTCATCAAATTGAGTTATTAACCGCAAGAGCCAAGGAAGAAAATAAGTTAAGTGTTTATGTACTATTTGATCAGTTCAAAAATATCATAGAAACAGACCATAAATTTAGTAAATGTTTTGCTCATGCTCTTTATCCAGTAATAGCTGCAACCCAAGAAGTGTTTACATGTTGTATGCATTTACACAATAATGAAATGAGATATGGCAAAATAACTAAAGATAATTCATTTTATAATTTATGGTTTAATGAAAGCAGATATCTATTGGGAGATAATATTGATATAAAAAAATGCCCTAATTTATGCAGGCTTGCTAAAACGAATAATGTTTTGAATATGATAGATAAAATAACTAATGTTGATATTAATTTTTTAAATTAAGGTGGTTTATATGGATAGTGTTACTCAGACTATAATTAATAAAATAAAGCGCAATATAACTACCACCGACACCGATATCCTTATTGCTCAAAAAATAGGCGATAGCTTTGAGGATATTAAAAACGATACTGGCTTTTATTTTGAGTTTGTTGATGAAACTGATTTTGAAATAACTCCTTCTGTTTCTGGAGAGACTAATGCATATTTTAGACTTGCTATGTTCTACAAAACTGCAAGTAATTACATGGTTAAGAAGCAAGATGATGCCGCTGGCAAAGCGGTAAGAGTTAAATCAGGCAGAGATGAAGTTGACACGACTAAAACTGCCGGAGCCTATGATAAAACTATTGATAAAAAGATTGCAGAATATTGGAAGTGCGTTAATAAAATTAATTCATTGTATGGCGGCAAAGCAATAACGGTAACTACTGCTGAAAGCGATGTGACGGCATAATGGCAATCGAACCAGAGTTATTATCTCCAGAAATGATTTATGAAATCTATCAGCCGAACATCGCTGCAATTAAGCATCAATTAGGCCGATCTGTTAATATTGTTTACAAAGAGAATGAGGTTGGTTGTCCTAATTGCTATTATGATGGAGTAAACAAAACATCAACTAATCGCTATCGCACGGCTGGCCCTGTTCCATTTACTAAAGGCACTTGTCCTTATTGTAAGGGCATAGGTATGATAACTCAAACTGGCCAGATAACATTGTCAGGGAATATTAATTATAATATTGATTCTAGTTCAGACAGCTATGCTGTTCCTGGCGGAAAGTTTGATGATAATGATGGAGATATATCATTCCTGTTAAGCGAATGCTATATACCGTCTGGAACATTCTCTGGCAAGTTAGTGTTTGATGTTTGCGACTATCTTGAAGTTCATGGACAAAGGTTTGTAATGAACGGATCGCCTAAAATTGGTGGACTTTCAGAGGACTATACAATATTAGTTAAAATTAAAAGGACTAATAAATAATGGCAACAATAGAAGAGCAATTATATAGAGAGCAAGCATTTGCTCGTAAATATACTGCCAAGTTTAAAAATCTATCTTTTGAATTTCAGCCTGGCAAGCAAATGGGCAATATATTTATTAATCAGGCTAAAAAAATTAGTCATAGTTTTTATCAAAAGATGGTTCGAGATTCTGTTGCCGCGACTCGTATTAAAATGGGCGAATATTTATACAAGCGATTTAAAAAAAGAATACAAGGCTCTAATCCAATAACTAAAGAATTGCTAAAAGTAATAAAAACTATATGTTCTGACATGGGAACTTTAGAAAGATATGTTAAATTTTCATCTGATGATTTATTTTCTATAACGGTTGAATTTACTATATTTAGCCTTGATATTTTTGACATGCGAACGAGATATTTACGTTCCAAATATTATCGCAAACAAGGTCCAGTATTGGTTGATAGGCCGTATACTGGAGCACAAAGGCGAAGAAATAAGGTAATAAAAAAAGTTTATATCCAGCAACAATATAGGCAAAAACAAGGCAAAGGAGAAAGATATCCTGGCTTTGGCTGGCTGGTTGAATTTGGTCGTGTTAATACTGGTTGGATTAATCCAAGAGATAATGATTCTCAAAATATAACTCCCTATGCATTGCCTCGTATTGAAGGCGAAAGAAAAGGCAAAGCAGTATATAGTCGCAAAAAGACAAGAAAGATGCTATTGATATGGGATAAAAGACGAGGCGGCTATATTTTTAGACCTAAAGTTCCATACGGAACAGCGCCAGGAAAAGAGGCATTATACTCCAAAGAGCGAGTAATAGATGAGTCAGTAAAAGATTTTATTATCAACACCTTACAAAAAGAGTTATCTTCTCGTACTAATGGGGGAAGGTGGAATATTACAAGATGACAATGGAAATGCGTAGAATGGCGCAACTTAATCTTGCGCTTGAGATTAAAAGAATAATAGAAGTTGAAATAGGACGCGATGATTTTACATTCTTACTTGAACAGCCCGATCATGAAACTGATATAGTTTTAGAAAAGGATTATGAAGCTGGAGTTAATTATAAATTACCTGTTGTTGTGATTGATATAGATGAAGTATCTAGTGAGCCGGCTGAAATAGGTGGCGGAGTTATGGATACTTGTGATATTTCAATTGATGTTTTATGCGTTAATAAACCCGAATCAATGGATGTCGCTGAGGGAATATTGCGTTATTTACTTGGCGAGCATGATTTTTATGATTTCAATCGAGATGGGAATGTGCCTGATCTCAATGTTGCGTATGACCCCGCTACGTTGCCGTCAACCATTCTTACCTCATGGAATACAACTGAGGAAGATTTCGTTCAGTCAAACCTTAAGCTAACTAACTTTACACAAGCTAATTATGTGAAAAGGTATTCAAGTATGCTTGAGGGCAGAATGAGATATTACCGCAGCTTCGACAAATCTTAAAAAAGGAAGGAAACTAAAATGGCTAAATCAACTGCTATTCAAGGCAAGGGATATGCTTTCTTCCTTAACGGCGATATAGTTAAGCGCCTTCAGTCTGGTGACTGGGGAGCCGATCTCGCTGTTGAGAAAGTAATGGAAATGGCCAATGCCGGCTATGTAGAAAAGATACCTGATTTACCGAAAATAAGTATTTCTCTTGATACAAATGACGTGGGCAATATGGCCATGCTGTATTTGCTTAAAAATGGCCAGCGCCTTCCCGCTTCTGGCCTGGATACGTTAGCATTATCTAGAGACGCACAGGGTTGCTATACAGTAACTACATCTGGCGAAGTAACGGTTACAATGGATGGTACTACAAATGATCTCGATGAAATACGTGTAACTGAATCTGGTCAGATGTGTCCTTCGATGCTTATTAAAGTATCAGAACATAACAATTCAACAATTGATAGAACTTGCCACCTTCAGGGCGTTTACCTTGATACGGTAGAGTTCTCATATGATGTTGGCGGCATGGCAAAAGAAAACTATCGTCTTTCGGGCGACCATAAAGACTGGTATTTCAATGGAACCGATTTCCCCACTCCCGATGTTGATATGGTGTTTGCAGCATATACATCTGCAACTGAAGCTACTACTACACATGCAAAACCGCCCAATACTACCGTAGAAGCAGTTTATGTTAATAAAGAACTTGTATATCATAGGCGCACTAGCGTTGGTACTGCTCCCGCTTGGTTTGCCTCTGCCCTGACGTTTGGCGCTGATACTTTTGCAAGCGGAGACCGTATTGAAGTTATCTACTCTTATAATGCTGGAAGCATAAGAAATTTCCCTGCTCTTACGACTTCTAACACTGGCACAAGCACCTATGGCACTCGCGGCGGCCTTCGTCGTGGCAATGTAGTTATCTACATGGAAAAACAAAGCGGCGGCACAAAAACTAGATCGCTTCGCTTACAGTCCGTGTCTGGTTCGCTTGATATGGGTCGTCAGGAACGCTACGAACTTGGCACTCAGCGTTACGTTGATAAACAGCCTACTTATCCGCTTAATGTAAGATTTGATATGACCTTTAATGCATCTGATCTTGAGGCATTTGCATATGCATCTGCACAGGAAACTGATTGGAACGATGGCTCTCTGTCATATATGAACGTAAAAGATATCGTTCAGAACACTAAAGTAACGATAGAACTTTACAAAGATGCTTACATCCATACGCCGGCTAATCTCGTTAAAACGATAGTAATGAATAATTGTACCGTTATGAACGAAGGCGATACGGCGCGTGTTGGACAGGAAGCTGGACAGTGGCGCTGCACGATGGAAACCGATAATATCACTTGGACGGGCAAGATTTGGCAATAATTAACGGTTGACATTGTATAAATAGTTAGTTATAATAAAGGATGGAGAGTCTTGTATTCTCTATCCTTTATTTATTTTTGGAGGCGATTATGACTGACCTTAAATTAGTTACTGAACAGGAAGCGCAGACTCAAGAAGCAAAAGATAACATAGCAAAAGCAGATGCAGAGACAGTGTTGGTTAATGGTTTTCGTAAGATGAGATATCATGGTAAAGATTGTTTTGTTAGACATCCATCTCCTAGAGAAGTTGCTGACTTACAGCGTGACTATGCCGCTGGATTTGCTAAATTACTTAAAGCTGGCGACCTAATGACTAAAAGAGAAATGCTTCAACTATTAGAGAAGCGTGGCTTATGGACTAAACAAGACAGCGAAGACCTTGAAGAAAAGCGTATGATGTATAGTGATTCATATAAAGCTTGGTATTCTTTTGATTATGACAATAGAGCTAATAACCCTGAATTTGCTCAGTTACAGTTAGATTATTTAAGGGCAATGAAAGAATATATGGCCTCTGCAAGTCAGTTAGATGAAATGATGGCTAATACTGTTGAAAAAGTATTAGAGGCGGAGCAAGCAATTAAAAAAACTTATTATTGCGTTTATTGTGATCCTGACGGAAAGCAAAGATTTTTTAAATCTTTAAGTGAAATTGAAAATCCTGAGAACTCAGAAGAAATGTCTAACTTTATTGGAGATTGTTTGGCATTCTGGATGGGGATTAGTGAGCGTTTTTTAGAGCAATTGCCAGGGACTACTATTGGCAGCGAAGATACGAAGCAGTAAAAAATAGGACAATGCAATCGCTGTTTCCTGGCAACAGCAACGATTGGACTCCAGATCAGCTTGTATTTGCTTCTTGGCTGTCTCGCTATGATAATATCCAATGCGAAATGATGGAAGAAGATAGACCGAGTTGGGAAGTTATGTGCGATGACTTTGCGTTGGATCAACACTTAAGGGATGTAATGAGAAAAAGAGAAGAACAGAAGCATAAGAATAAATTCGCTGGCGCGTAGTGAAAGGAAAGGGAATCAAAGATGGCAACGCAAGATAGCAAATTAGTGATGAATATAACCGCCGCCTTAAACTCTTCGCAACTTGCAAAAGATATGCAAAATGTAAGAGAGGCTATTGAAAGAGGCGCTAAAGGTATTGATAATATTTTAGGCGCATCGAAGGCAAAAGGAATGAAATCATTTTCTGATCTTATTAAATCTGCAGAAACTTTTGCTGTCACTCTTGATTCCCTTTCCAAACGCTCAAATCCTTTTAAAAATGTCATTGATAGCCTTACAGGAGTAAGCAATAAGATACAGCAAGTAACTGGCCAATTGTCTCAATTGTCTAATATGAAGATAGCTCCAACTGTTACTTTAGGCGCTGGCACTTCATTGGATCCCGCATCCAAAAATATTTCTAAAGTCGCAGAAGATGCAATAAAATCAGCAAATGATGTAAAAAAAGTTGTGGCAGATGCATTATCCCAAGGAAATTTTTCTGTAGGACATGCAAAAGAATGGGTTAAGGGCGTTTCTGTTGCAAGTGGAGTTTATTTAACTAAAGGTCAGCAAGATATAATAGTAAAGTCATTAACAAAAAAATTTAATCTTGATGATTCGGCTATATCTGGGCCTAAGACTAGTCTTGATAATTGGCTACAACAAAAAACTATAGAAAATGCAAGAGCCAAAGCATATAGAGAAGCACAAGAAAGAGATCGCGCAAGGGTTACTCCGGCATCGGCACACCAATATGCGATGGATTTGCAAAAAAGACAAAAAACTCCATTTGTTGAGTCAGAGATGATTCGTCAAAAAACTGAATATGAAGACAAGAAAAATTTCGATAAGCTCAATGCTGACTGGATTAAAGATCAGAAAGCAGTTCACAATGCCTATCGCCGACAGCAAGAGGCTATAGATCTGGAACAATTTAGAGCTGAAAAAGATATTCATAATCAGTATGTAGCCTATCAAAAACAACAAGCTCAGTTAAGACTTAATGATGATGCGACAAAACGAAAGTTGCAGGCAGATATAGACAAACAAGATATTGCTGCCCAAAAGTCATTATTTGCAGCTAATCAAGCGAAAAAAAAAATTGAAACCGAAGTTCAAAAAACTGTTGGTGGCGCTACTCGCTATGCTCCTTTAACAACTCAACAAATAATTGAAGCAAGGACTGGAGTAGGAAGACAGGGCAAATCGGCATTTGAGTCGGCTCAGATATACATGAAACAGAAATATGAAGACCTTGAAATTGAGCGTAGGCAAGATGTTATCAATCAGAGAGCAGAGGCGCGTATTGCTCGTGCGGCAGAAATTAAGCAAAATAAAACAGAAACTGAAGTTCAAAAAACTATTAGTGGCGCGACTCGATATGCTCCTCTAACTACTCAGCAAATCATTGAAGCAAGAACTGGAGTAGGAAGACAGGGCAAATCGGCATTTGAGTCGGCTCAGGTTTATGTGGCTCCAAACTACGAAGATCTTAAAATTGAGCAAAGACAAGAAGTTTTAAATAAACAAGCAGAAGAGCGTCAAAAGACTAGGCTTAATAAAGAAGAACAAAATTATAAAAAATATTTACAAAAACTTCAAAATGAGCATGAAAAATTTATTCAAACTGAAGATAAACAGGCAAGGGCATATGCTAATTCAAGGCAAGGACAAGATGCCCGTATCCTTGGCGGTGGCGCTAAAAACGTTGAAGAACTTAGGCGTTATGCAAAAATAAAAACTCCTGACTCTGATATGGCTGGCTTTCAAAAAGAAGTCTCATCTAAATTGCAAGGATTTGGTTATTCCGCAGAGCAAGTAAAAAATTTATCAAAAGAGCTAACTAATCTGCATCTTAAAACAAATGGAATGACTCAATCTTCTGGTTTTTTAGCAAAGGCATGGGAGCAACAAACACAGGCCATCAGTAGGCTATTTAGATATTACACGTCTTTCTTCATTTTGTCTGGCCTTCGGGCCGACCTAACTAATGCTGCGGCTGCTGCTATTAAATTTAAAGATAGCATGCTTGAAGTTAAAAAATTCTTGCCAGAAGGCTCTCCGCTTGGGGCATTACAATCATCTGTTATGCCTATGGCTAATGAATATGCGGTATCTATGGATACTGTTTTAGGATCATATGCTGAATTTGCCAAACAAGGTAAGGCCGCAAATGAGATAGTTGATTTAACTCGCTCTGCCTTGCTTGGTGTCAACGTTGCATCTGCTGACTATGCAACTGTTGTAACATATCTTACGACCGCTACTAATGTCTGGGGATATTCAACTAAAGAAACTGTTGGGCTTATAGATAAATTAGCTTATGTTCAGGCTAAATCATCTGCTGAATCAACACATTTAATTGCATCGATGCAAAGAACAGCATCAATGGCTAAGCAGTTTGGGTTATCTTTGGATGAAGTTTTAGGCTATACTGCTGTCATATCTGAAAAGACAATGCTTCCTGGCGAAGTAATTGGTACTTCAATGAAGACTATCATTGAAAGATCGCAGAGATTGAAAACATTACAAGAACTTTCTAAAATGCAACCATTCCAAAACATACAGTTTATTAATCCATTCACAGGCGATATGATGAAGGCAAATGATGTATTAGGGCTTGTTGCCAAGTCATGGAAAGATTTAACTGATGAACAGCAGAAATCAGTTGGAGAATTAATAGCTGGCGGAAGACAGGTTAATACATTTATTGCATTAATGGAAAATTATGATAGAGCATTGAATCTAACTAAAGAATCAATGACTTCCTGGGGCTATGCAACTAAGGCTAATGAAACCGAAATGGAAAAATTCTCTAAATCATGGGCTAAATTTAGAGGAATGATGATAGAACAATTTGGCGCTGGAATGTTTTCTCCGATTATTGCGGGGACTCAATCTGTAATTAATTGGCTTAATAAGGGTGCAGATGCATCGTATGGATTAGGAATTGCCTTTGGCGCATTGGTTGTATCTATTGTCGGTGGAGCTGGAGTAGCATTAGCTTTTAATAAAATAATGCTTGGCTTTCAGGCATATCAAACAGCAGCTGCTGCCGCTACAATTGGAACTAATGCTTTAACTGCCGCATTTACTGCGTTGGGATTAGCAACTCCAGCTGGCTGGATTGGATCAATCACTGCAGGCGTTATAGCGGTTACAGCAACATATTTAGGGTGGACTTCTTATACTCAAAGACAGGAACAAGAGCAAAAAAATCTTAATACAACTTTAAATGATACCATTGGCAAATTATTAAAAATACAAGAAATAAAAGATAGGGACGCTAAAATATCCGCAGCTATATCAGAATATAAAGCTATGACTCCAGAGACTATTAAAGCCTTAAATAAAGAGGGGTTTAGAGAAAGAGTTAGTCCTCGTGGGCCATATTTTGATGTTGATATAGCTACAACTAAACGAATGAGAGCAGTTCAGGCCGGTTTGCCTCAGGATATTTCATCGGATGCTTCTGATTCTTTAATAAAATTTGTAGAAACCTTTAATCTTGTTCCTTTTGAAAAGCTGCAAGGCAATTTTACTGACAATAAGAAAAGAATGCAAGATTTTTTTATATTTTTGGCTGACTATAATGACTCAATAAAAGAAGCCAGTCAATATTATTTAAAAAATTATAGGGCTGCGGCTAAAAATATTTATGAAGATACATCATTAACAACCCTGCAAAAGTCATTAAAAACTGCTCAACGTGGGGCGGAAAGATATATTTTAGACCAATATCCAAACGAGACCGACTTGAGTATTGGCGAATTACAAAGAAGAATTGAGAAGGAACCTCAGTTTCAAAAACAATATCAGCTATGGAAAACTCTCGAAACTGGGACTCAAGGGGCCAGCAGTAAAATGACTATGGCATCTATGCTTCCTGAAAATTTTTCTTCGATGTTTATAAAAATAGGGCCAGATAAAATTAAACAAGTTGCCAATAATTTAGACCAAATGTTTCAAGCAATATATGAGTTTAATAGTGTAAAGCCTAAAAATCAAGCAACGCAAAAAGCAGATATGCTTAAGCTTAATAATGAGGCTATTGATGCTGCTATATCAGAAATAAATGCCAAAACAGAGCAAAGTTTAAGAGGAACTAGAACTCCGAAATTTAAACTTGAGTTTGACTATGCTGCGGTAGAGGTAGCAACAAAAAAATATCAAGATGCCTTGACCAAAGTAGCTGCGTCAACTGCTGAAATAGCTCAAATAAACCAAGAGTTAGCCCTTGCCAAGGAACAAGGCTTTGAACTAGATGCAATTCAGCAATACGAAAAACAAATAGAAAGTCTTGAGCAAAAACAAAAACTTTATGAAGCCTCCGTTGTTACATCACAAAATGCCTTAAATGTATTAAACGCTTTATTAGTAATTAATAGCGAAACAGCTTCTCAGGCTGAGAAAGAAGTTGCAAAACTATCCTTGGCTTATAGCTATGGAGTAACAAGCATTAGCAGCGCCATCAATATCCTCGGCAGTCTTAGCTCTACAATGGCCAACAATATAAATGATTTTATAAATCTTAACTCTTGGGTTCAGACAGTCATATCTTCTTTATTGTCCATTCCTAAGTCTATCACTGTTCAAATTAATGCTTTATTTAGCGCAATGGGGGGATCATCCATTGGGGCATTTGCTGGGGGGCTTGCAAAGAAATTATTTGGCTCTCTTATCCCAGGCAACGATCCTCAGGCAACGCAAAAGACTGAAGATGCGGCATATGAAGTAAGAATAAATAAATTCAAACAAGAGACTGCAGAATTAGAAAAACAAGGACAAAAAATAAGAGATAATAAAAAATTATACGATGAAGTGGCCGAATATAATCAGGGTATGGCTCAAAAACAACAAGAGCTTCAAACAATATGGAATCAGATACAAAGCAAAGATATATCTCCAGAGAAAAGAGATAAATTAAAAAAAGATTATAGAGAATTGGCCGGACAATTAGAAAAAGCAAAACAGGCATCTCAGAAAGATGCTGGCGCTGGAGCAGCAAAAAAAGAATCTGAAGACATCGCTCATCAGAAAGCTCTTGAAAAAATACATCAGATGGAACAGCAAATATCAGTTCAAAAGAAGGTTCAATCATTTTGGGAAAACCAATTGACTGATACTGTTAAGCGCAGATGGGAAAGAGAAATAAGAGACCTTAAATCTAAATCAGCAACATATACAGAAATGTCTAAAATGGCTGGTCTTAAACCCGAAGAAGCAAGGCAATATGAAAGACAAGCTCGCGAAACTGCCAATGAAGCTAAATTAATGGAAGATAGACGAGGAGAAATCGAAAGACAGTATCAGATGGAAATGGCTCAGAAAAGATTTAATAGAGCCTTAGAAGAGACTAATAAGCTCTTTGAATATCAGCAGCAGATTAAGTCTTTAGATTTTGAAATGGGCTATACAACTGAAGCCGAACAGCAGCGATTCCAGATGATGCAGCAAGAAGAGAGGGTTCAGTTTGCTATTAATCAATATAATGAGATATATGCCAATGAACGCAACAGAATATTAGAATCAATAAGAGCAGAGCAAGAAGGACAAGGCGAGATAACCGCTGAGGTTGAAGCAAGAATACAGACCCAACTTGAAGAACAAATGATATTAAGCGAAACAGTTCAACGCGCCAAAGAACGTGTTGTTGAAGAGCAACGTGCAACTGTTATGCTTGAGAAGAGATTGCGTAATGAAATATTTGCAAGAGCTAAACAAAGTGTTAGCGAAATACAATCTACTTTAGCCGGCGCAATTAGTAGCATGTTTGATAATAGCGCAGCTGAAGAAAAGTTAAAACGCATTAAAGAAATAATGGACGAGATTGCTAAACTTCAACAAGATTCAGAATTTGCTGGATATAATGTTGCTGGCGCTGAAGCCACTGGTAGCATTGATTCAATAAATCAGGCAAGAGAAAAATGGTATGAAGTTAATCAGCAAATGGTTGAAGCTCGTAAAAAATTAGATGAAGTTGGCGAATCAACTAATAAGTGGAAAGAAACTCTTAAGAGCATTGGAGATACAGCATTAAAGAAAATATCTGAACGCTTTGCTGAAATGATAATGGATAAGAGCGGCCTTGGCGATATGCTGATGAAAATGTTTGTTGGAATAGATGGAATGGGAAGAGGCGGATCAGCTAAAGCAAGTCAAGGCGCGACTGCACTTGCTACTATATTGCCATCTCAGCTAGGAGGCCCTTTATTAAGCAAGGCAATGAGTGCAACATTGGGCGGAGCTGGACTTTCTCCTACAATTTCTGGCCCAACGTCGATTGTTGTAAATCAATCAGGTAGTGCTGGCGGAGGATTAGATTTAGGCTCTATATTTGGAGGAAGAGGCGCTTCTGGAGGCGGATCTGCTCCGTTAGTTAGAAATGCCTATACTGGAAGAATGGAGGCCGCTGGAGCTGCTGCTAAAACTAAAACATTTGGCCCAATAAATTATCTTACTGCCGCAATGTTGGGATATGGAATAGGTTCATCAACAAATAATAGGGCCGTGGGAGTTCTGGGCGGTGCAGCCGCAGGATTTTTAACCGCTGGGCCTATTGGAGCTGTGCTCGGAGCCTTGGGTGGCCTCTTTGGAAGAAAGAAAAACGAAGATGCTCCGCCGCCCGTTCAGCCGGCAAGAGAATTTTATGCATTAGCAAAGAACTCTGAAAGTTTAGATGCCAATACTAGAGCTTTAAATAAGATATCTGAAGGCGTATGGGGAGCGCCCAGTGTTTTTGAATTTAACAAATTACAGGCAGAATCTAACGCTCCTCGCCAGACTTTTAATTTAACCGTTAATGTTTCAGGTTCAATGAATAGAGCTATGGCAACTGAGGTTGGAAATACTATCCTTCAAACCGTATCTCAGGGAATGTCACAGTCAGCTCCAAGAACTGCTACAGTATCGACAGCAAATTGGGGTTAAAAATACAACTGCATAAATAATTGACACTAGCAAAATTGTATGATAGAATTACTTTAAGGATAGTTCTATCATACTTTTTTCATTGGAGGAATAAACAGTTAGCGAAAATATTAACATTAATGAATAAAGGTTAATAAAAATGAAATCATATAAAACAGAAATACAATTAAATAAAAATCAAATAATCCAGCTCTATAAAGCTATTGGTGTTTGCAGATTTGTTTATAATTTATTTATTGATGTTAATAAAGAAAGATACGAGTATGACCAACCATTCATGGACGGATATAAATTTTCTAAGTGGTTGAATAATGTATATTTACCACAGAATCCAGATAAAGAATGGATTAAGGAAGTTTCGACGAAGGCTGTTAAGCAAGCGATTATGAACGCAGATAAAGCCTTTAAGCGATTCTTTAAATTAAAAAAAGGTTATCCAAGATATAAAAACATTAAAAATAATAACTGCAATATGTATTTTGTTAAAAGTGGAGCAAATTGTCATATTTTATGCGAACGCCATCGAATAAAAATTCCTACTCTGGGATGGGTTAAAATAAAAGAATTTGGTTATCTGCCTACAAAACAAGATATAATAAGTGGAAGTATTTCATTGAAAGCTGGCAAGTTTTTTGTATCGGTTACTACCAAAGAAGAAGTTGCCTATCAACAAAATAATCAAAATCAAGGAATTGGAATAGATTTAGGGATAAATGATTTTGCTGTTCTTTCAGATGGCACAGTGTTTAAAAATATAAATAAATCACTCAGAGTAAAGAAGCTAAAGAAGATATTAAAAAGAACGCAAAGAAGTTTATCAAGAAAATATGAGAATAAGAAAAAGAAAGGAAGTGATAGTAAAAATATAAAGAAAAACATTCTAAAGTTACAACGAGTTCATCAAACATTAACGAATTTAAGAGACGATTATCAGAATAAAGTTGTGCAAAAGATAGTGAGAACCAAACCATCTTTTATCACAATGGAATCCTTAAATGTTAGTGGAATGATGAAGAATAGACATCTATCTAAAGCGATTGCAGAGCAGAAATTTAATCGTTTTATTGAATTAATAAAATGTAAGGCTAATCAAAATTCAATTGAATTTCGGCAAGTAAATCAATTTTATCCCTCTTCCAAAAAATGTAGTAAATGTGGTATAATAAAGAAGGATTTAAAATTATCAGATAGAGTCTATAAATGTGAGTGTGGATTAGTTATTGACCGTGATTGGAATGCGGCGATTAATTTAGCTCAAGCAACCGACTATAAAATAGCACATTAAAGCAATTTATAGTTAAGTACCGATGGCTTGTCGGGAATTTACGCCTATGGACTGTTATATAAACGATAGTAGAGAAATCGAGATCGGACAGGTTGAAATAGGAATTATCTAAAAGTTAATATTTGTTAACTTTTGAGAGGCAGGCAGTAGAAATGGCAAATAATAGAGCCTCATATAAAATAAACTCATCAAAACTTAATATTGGGCCAACTAACATTATCCCTGATGATCCTATTTCTGGAGAGTTTAAATTGCGGAGAGGGATGTCTATTATATTTCCTGGAGTTTATTTTAATGCTGATGGGACTGTTCATAATCGTCGTGAAAATTGGTCATGGGATTTAATTATTGAAGATGAGGCTACATATAATATATTACTTCAAACGTCTTATTCTGGACAAGTATCAGTATTTGAAGTCGCAGACGGAACTACTATAAATTCTCCTGTTACATATTCAGGAAAGATAGTAGATTTATCCCTTGAAATGATAGATGGCGCTATATTTAGAGGCAATAAAAGAGGATATAAGGCAAATATGATTGTGAGTGTTGTATGAGCGTATTTAAGCTAAATAGTGTAACTTTAGAATATCGTCCTCGCTATGTATCTTATATTGTTGTTGGCGGCAATTTAAGACCTAAATATGATTATTCTGATTTAGAGTCAGTAGGATTCGGTACAGCTCATTTTAGTCACAAAAAGGCATTTGTAGAGCATGTAATGACATGGCCTATTGCAACTCAATCTTTATATAGTCAATTGATTGATGTTCCAATTAATAAAACTATTGAGTTGTACGATGATGTTGATAATATTACTAAAAACATACAGATATTAAAGCGAACAATAATTCCCCTGAAAACAATGGCAAACGAATTATTATATACGATAACTTTTACTTTTAGATTAGTGGAGTAGAGAATGATAAATACATTAGATAATTTTATAATAACTACTGCACGACAGGGGCAGTTAAGCTATACGGATGTTGACTACAACAAACAGATAAGACCTTGTGCTTATGTTAAAGTATTTGAAGGCTCAATTTATGATCTTATTGGCATTGAAAATGTTGTTGGCATTGAAAATGTTGGCGGAACTCCTACTTGGAATCGCCTTGATATTATTGAAATGACCAATAATGCTCAGCAAGGTCAATCAAGATCTATTAATTTTATACTGCCTAAAGATAATTTTGAAACAAACGGGAATCTTAATTATAACTATGATACAGGTATTTATACATCTAATAGTGGTGTTAAACTTGGCAAATATATTGTTGAGGCGTACGAGGGATATTGTGAGAATGAATATCCTTATAAAGAGCATGCAATCAAAAGATTTACGGGAATAATAGAAAGTATCATTCCAAAGGAAGATGGGACTATTGAAGTTTCCGCTGTTGATTATTCTACTATATTCTTAAATGCTCTTAATTATAACTATCCCGATATTAATTCTTATCGTGATCTTCCATACACAGATAGTAATGAAACTCTTCAAGAAAGTATCGACGCTGACTCTACTTTTATTATATTGCCATATAACACTGCTCGTATAGCTGGCGATAAGATAAGAATTGGCTCTGAAATAATGGTCGTTCTTTATAAAGATACTGTAGTTCCAGGCAAGCTATTTGTTCAGAGAATGGCAAGCGTAGGCTCTCATTCTGCCGGAGATAAGGTTTATATTAGCGATAGTTTTTTGGTAATGCCAGAAGATGTTTATAACGATAGGCTATTATCTAAATATGTGCCAGCATATGATAACTGGAAATTAACTGATGCAATTAGAGATATATGTATTAAGGCTAAATTCCCACTAAGCAAATTAGTATTTAATTTTGAAGGACAGTCTACGTTAAGGCTTGGCGCTTCTGATAAATATCCGTATATGAACGTAAGACCTGTTATTGATAGCTATTTGCAAACACAACAGGGGCTTGTAAAGCAAGTTCAAAAATCGATGTACACAAGCGATAATCAACAAGGGTATCTTAAGATAGAGCGTAAATTATATACTGGATTGAATGATGAAAGCTTCGGAGAGGCTAAATTTAAATTTGAATTTGGTAAATCTCTTTGGGATTGTATATTATCGCTTGTTGACGGCTTTGGTTTTAGAGTATATTTTGACCCTGATGGCAATTTAACAATTAAGGGAGTAAGGCAATTTAAATGGTTAGCTCCCAATGAAGATACAGAAAAGGCAACATTGATTGAAAATCATGTATGGGCCTGGAAGAGATGGAATATAAATGCGTTATCTTCTCCGAGACGCTATACTTTTACCGTGCCTTCTAGCTTTTATGTGGCTAAGTTTCGTTTCATTGCTAACGACGTGGCTACAGACTCAATTACAGTCAGACTGGTTAAATACAATGGCTCAACTTATGTCGCTGTTACAAGTAATTTAGTAATACCAGCATTACAAAAATATCAATCATATGAAATAGAGGCGTATAGGGCTGCAAGCATGGAAAATTATCAAGATGGTGGAACATATGGAATTGAAATGACATCATCTCCTGTTTCTAGCCCTCCTTATTTTAACGGATTTCTTTATCTTGACAATACTGACGAAACCTCTGTTTATACTGCTTCATCATCAACCAATGCAGATATAGATAGCTTGGTTAATTCAATTACTGATGTTCGTAACCAAATGACTGTTGTAGGCCAGCCTAAATCGCAGATACCTTTAATATCAAGAGTAACCGATGTTACTTCGATCTATGGCGGAAAGAATAGGCTTGTGTCAGTGTATGATGGCACAACTACTTTTGGTGCGACTTCAGCATTGATGGATGGTAGATATGATAAATATGCAACTGTAAAGACAGCGACAGGCGCAGCATTGGCAACAATATGTGTTGCTCCGAGCACAATTGATCTCAGTATGGTTGCAATATATGTTAAGCCTCAGACAACTCCAGCAGGCACATGGATATATCTTAAAGATGTTGATACAAATGCAACACTGGCCTCGCATGAAATAAATGCCAATGATTTATCATCTGGCGGAATATTCATGAAGCTGCCATCAACCCCAGATTATTATTCAAAAACGGTTATTAAAATAACAGCTACAATTGATTTAGAGATATCAGAGATTGAGTGTTATGAGTATGATCCTGCATATAATTTCACTGGCTTTAAGAAAGAGACTCTTGTTGTTAAACAAAATATAACTGATAAGGCTACTAATGATTGGTTGGCCCTTACCCAACTTGAAATGCATAGACGCAATATTAAATCATTAAATTTTCCTATTTATGGTAATCCAATGCTTGAGCTTGGAGATTGTATATTGGCTAATGCTCCTCAAGTTAGCGCATATTATGATATGAGGTTGTGGATAACAGGAATATCGACAACAATTAGTAAAATCAATTATACTATGAATTTAACTTTAGTTGCATTGCCGCCTGCACAATCTTATACTCAACCTCAAGCGCCTGATTTAACCGAATTTCCTGTTAATGATGCTTATGATTTTGCTATCAATAAATATGAAATTGGAACGAATACGTTGCTTGACTCTCAGGCATATTCTAGCACATATGGATATTTTTTATTAAAAGAGGCAATAACAACAGCAGCTCAGACTAATATTGTTATAACCAATAACCATTATCCATATGGCGGAGGATTATCTGCCAATGATAGAATGCTTACAAGTGCAATTATAACTTGCGGCTCAGAGGAGATGCTTGTAGTATCTAAAACCGTAGATCCACTTGATGCGACAAGGTTACTTGTCGTTGTTTCAAGGGGATATAATGGCTCAACAGCTGCAACTACTTATGGAATTGGAGCAGAGTTTAGGCAGAATAAAGTCTTGAAAACATTCAATCCGTTGGAGCATTATATATCTTTTGGTTTTGCGCTTCCTGAAGCCAAGAAGGTTCAGTTAGTTGTTGGTGTTAAAAGATTAAATCAAGTATTAGCCTATGTAATGGAAGAGAAATGTATTCCTGCCGGCGTATATAAAAGAGAGAATGGCATCAGGTGGGATGGTGGTATTAACTTCGCTAAAGTGTGGCCTGATACTGTTGATAAAATATATCTTCCTCCGCAGGAAAGTTATAATGTAATGTATAACCGCATGTTTAATCCACGCGCAAATACACAATGGGAGAATCCATTAAATAATTATTATTGGTACAACTTCGATCAAAATGTAATGTTGCAATATGACCACGGGCAAGCAAAAGCGGGAACATATGCTGCAACTGGATATGGATGGACTAAAACTCCTTATCAATGGAATGCTACATTAATTGTTAAACCTGTACTGGAAGGGTATAATGGGTCAAGAGCATTAGTACCGGCAGTAACTAAAACTGCCGACATACAGATATCTGCGCCAAGCTATAAATTAATATGGGGAGATATAACTCCAACTCTTGGCTCTATATCTCAATTTACTGTTATTACAGCGACAATGAAAATAAAAAAAATTATTGGAGCGTCGGAAGAAATACTCGATCTCAATGATGCAGTTTATTTTGACACTTTTGTTTGCAAAGATGACGGGACTAATGTTAATTTAATAAATGCTCCTAATGCGGGGCCGGACACTGGTAGAAGATGGGTTGCTTCTATTGGATTGCATAGTTTTGTTCAATGGGATATGACTGACTCTCAAGGCAAATTTGTAACGCCTGGA